TTTGTAATTTTTTAGATAAGGTTGTTGGTAGTAGAATTGAACCTTTTATTGAAAAGTGTTTTGATGAACTATCTGAATATACAAATGCTTTTAAAAATTGTATGGTTATGAAACGAGAAGTAGTTGCTAATAAAGGTATATGGGTGGCTAAAAAAAGATATATGTTAAATGTATTAGATGAGGAAGGTGTTAGACTATCAGAACCTAAACTAAAAATTATGGGTATTGAAGCTGTGAAGTCATCTACACCACAAGTTTGTAGAGGTAAGATTAAAGAGGCAATCAAAATCATTATGGGTAAAGAACAAAAAGACTTACATAAGTTTATTGCTGATTTTAAGAAAGAGTTTTTTACTATGTCTGCTGAACAAATATCTTTTCCTAGAAGTTGTAATAATTTAAAAAAATATAGACATGCTAGTAACGTTTTTATTAAAGGTACACCTATTCATGTCAAAGGTGCTTTGATTTATAATCATCAACTTAAACAGTTTGGACTTGGTCAAAAGTATCCCTATATACAAGAAGGAGATAAGTTAAAGTTTCTTAAATTAATAGAAGCCAATCCATTTAAGTTTGATGTTATCAGTTATATAACAACACTACCAAAAGAGTTTGAACTACAAGAATATATAGATTATGAAACACAATTCTCTAAAACATTTTTAGATCCTATGAGATTTATATTACAATCTATTGGTTGGACAGATGAACCAACGGCCAACTTGGAGGCATTTTTCGGATGAACCTGTTTATAGTCCTTGCTCTTATACATTGGGGTTTTGCTACAGGTGGTATATTGGCTATTAGAACTGATTGGTCTATACCAAGATTTTTAATAAAGATTTTACTAATTAAATATTTTTTGATAACTTATGACTTTTAATACCAAAGACAAATACGGTGTAATTTATGCTGACCCTCCTTGGTACTTTAAGAGTTACAGTAAAAAAGGTGAAGGTAGAAATGCTACACAACATTATCCTTGTATGAACCTTGAAGATATTTGTAAGTTGCCGGTTGGTGACCTTGCTAAAGATAACTCCGTACTATTAATGTGGGTAGTTGACCCATTATTAGATCAGGCATTTAAAGTAATAGACGCTTGGGGATTTAAATATAAAACAGTTGGTTTTACATGGGCAAAAACTAATAGTAAAAGTTTAGGATTCTTTACAGGTTTAGGATATTGGACAAGATCAAATCCAGAAATGTGTTTACTTGCTACAAAAGGCAAACCAAAAAGAAACAGTAAGAGTGTACCACAATTAGTAGTGGAACAAAGACAAGAACACAGTAGAAAACCAGATATTGTGTACAATCATATAGAAAATATGTTAGATGGACCTTATGTAGAACTCTTTGCTCGTAGAAAAAGAAACAACTGGCATAGTTGGGGTAATGAAGTATGATCTTGACAACAGCACTTTTATGTTATATAATGATAATATTAATACCAGTAATGTTAATGATAAAATGGAATAATGAAAAATAAAACTCTTACTACAGATCAGGCACTATATTGTTCAGGTATATTTAACGATTACTTCGGACAATTTACTCGTATTGACCAATATATGAGAGATCAAAAACTAAATCAATTAAACGATACTATATCGGCTAGTTTACCAGGCATGGGTCCTGAAACAGAAATCTTTGATAACTTTGATATGTCGCCTGAAGATATGGAGTTTGAGATAACGGAACCAGATAATACAACATTTAATTCATATTTAAATCTAATATCATCACACACTAATATGTCAAGTGTACCTGGTAAAAATTTAAAGATAGGTGTAAAAGAAAAGAAATCTAATAAATGGGTTGGTTTTATCAGAGCTGGTTCGCCAGTGATTAACATGAAACCACGTAACACAATGTTAGGTCATGTACCAGATTTAGTTACATTTAACAAGACGGCCATTATGGGTTTTGTAATTGTACCATCACAACCATTTGGTTACAACTACCTAGGTGGTAAACTATTGGCTGCCATATGTTGTAGTCATTGGGTAAGAGAAAAATTAAATGACAAGTATGGTATGAACCTATCGTTATTTGAAACAACAAGTTTATATGGTAATAGTAAATCATCAAGTCAATATGATGGTATGAAACCATATTTAAGATACAAAGGTTTAACTGATAGTGATTTTATACCTTTGATACATGGTAAACCTTTCCATGACCTTTCTAGTTTTGTGGAAAATCAAGTAGGTAAACTAGTTAAAGATGACGCTTCAAGTAGAAAATTAAAGTTGACACAGGCCATTATTGGTTTAGTAAAGAGAAGTTTATCTGGTGATAATTTAGATAAGTTTAATACTACTATTTTAAACGCCAAAAAACTTACAGAAAGAAAGAGATATTATACTTGTAACTATGGTATTAAAAATTATATAGATATAGTAAATGGTAAAGACACTAAAATAGTTAAAGATGAAAACTATGATAAGTATGAGTTGAATAATGTCATAGAATGGTGGAGAAAGAAAGCTACTAATCGTTATAATAATTGTAAGAATGATAATCGTTTGAGGAAAGAACTTGAAATATGGTCACCAACAGCCGAGATAGATATAATCAGATGATAAATAACATTAGACTTGACAATGTTGCTAAAATAATATATAATAAGAGTATAAATTTATAGGAGATATGGAATGAGTGATTTTTTAAAAGATATAATTAAAGAAACTGGTAATGAATATGCTGGTTTAGTAAGTGATGGTATTGATAGTGCTGACGTAACAAGTTTTATAGACACAGGCTCTTATTCATTTAACGCATTATTATCTGGTAGTATCTATGGTGGTATGCCAAGTAATAAGATTACAGCAATCGCTGGTGAAGCCGCTACAGGTAAAACATTTTTCGCATTAGGTATATGTAAAGCATTTTTAGATAAGGATCCTGACGCAGGTATTATCTATTTTGAATCAGAAAGTGCTATCTCAAAACAAATGATTGAGGCTAGAGGTATTGATTCAAAAAGAATGGTAATAGTTCCAGTTGGTACTGTACAAGAATTTAGAAATCAATCAATAAAAATTTTAGACAAATACATGGAGCAAACAGAGAAAGTTAGAAAACCTTTGTTGTTTGTGTTAGACAGTTTAGGTATGTTATCGACTACAAAAGAAATGGAAGATACAGCCGCAGGTAAAGAAACAAGAGATATGACAAGAAGTCAAATTGTCAAATCAACATTTAGAGTATTAACATTGAAACTTGGTAGAGCAAACTGTCCACTGATTATGACCAATCACACGTATGACGTTATAGGTTCAATGTTCCCTCAAAAAGAAATGGGTGGCGGATCAGGATTGAAATACGCTGCTTCATCAATCATCTATCTCAGTAAGAGAAAAGAAAAAGAAGGTACTGAGGTTATTGGAAACATTATACATTGTAAAAATTTTAAATCTAGGTTAACAAAAGAGAACGCCATGATAGATGTAAAACTTACTTACAGAAAAGGTTTAGACAAATATTATGGTCTTATAGAACTCGGTGAAGAAGCTGGTGTCTTTAAGAAAGTATCTACAAGATATGAAATGCCAGACGGTACTAAAGTCTTTGGTAAGAATATCAATGAAAATCCAGAGAAGTATTTTACAAAGGAAGTGTTAGACAAAATAGATGAAACAGCAAAAAGAAAATTCCAATACGGATCAGACGAAGAAGACACCAAGTAAAAGATATGCCTTTGCTCAAAAGCAAGGTGATGATTTTAGTTGTATAAAAATCCTTGAAGGTAACTATGAGGGTATTATATACAAGTATAACAATATAAAGTTTTCTGAAACTGAAAATGAGGCTGGGGAAATACCATTAAAATTTACATATGACATAATGGCAAATCCTACTAAAGAGAATATAGAGTCAGGTGACTTTAGAAATTATATCGGTGATATATTAATTGAATGTGTTGAAGAACAATTACAGAATGGAACATTAAAAATAGATGAATAGTGATAGGATAGAATTAACAATATTAAGAAACTTCTTTTATAATGAAGACTTTACTCGTAAGTGTTTACCTTTCGTAAAGACAGACTACTTTGTAAATAGAAATGAAAGATTATTGTACGAAGAAATTGAAAAGTTTGTACATGAATATAAAAATCTACCTACAAAAGAAACCATATTAATTGAATTTAATAAGAGAAAAGATATTAACGAAGATGAATTAAAATCAGTTAAAGAACTTGTAAACAATTTTGAGAATGAAAAGTCCGATTTACAATGGCTATTAGATACAACAGAAAAGTTTTGTAAAGACAGAGCAGTACATAATGCAGTGTTATCTGGTATTAAGATACTAGATGGTAAAGATAAAGAACATCAACCAGAGGCCATACCAAGCATATTGAGTGAAGCGTTGGCTGTTTCATTTGATAATCATATAGGACACGATTATATTGGTGACGCTGAAGCCAGATTTGATTGGTACCATACAAAAGAAAAACGTTATCCATTTGATTTAAATTTCTTTAATAGGATTACAAAAGGTGGTGTTCCAAGTAAAACATTAAATATCGCTTTAGCAGGAACAGGTGTTGGTAAATCATTGTTTATGTGTCACTGTGCTGCAAACTTTTTAAATCAAGGTCAGAATGTATTGTATATTACATTAGAGATGTCCGAAGAAAGAATCGCCGAAAGAATAGATGCTAACTTAATGGACGTCACAATAGATGATCTACATGATTTGCCTAAAGATATGTTTGATGGTAAGATGAGTAAGTTGAGAAGTAAAACCGCAGGCTCTTTAATTATTAAAGAATATCCTACTGCCTCTGCTCATGCCGGCCATTTTAAAGGATTACTAAACGAACTATCGTTAAAGAAAAGTTTTAAACCACAAATAATTTTTATTGATTATCTAAACATTTGTGCTTCAAGTAGATTTAAAGGTGGTAATATATCTTCATACTTCTATATTAAAGCAATCGCCGAAGAATTAAGAGGTCTGGCTGTAGAGTTTGATGTGCCAATCTTTAGTGCCACACAAACTACTAGAACTGGTTTTGTAAGTACAGACATTGGCTTAGAAGATACATCAGAATCATTTGGTCTACCGGCAACTGCTGACTTTATGTTTGCCTTAATGACTAACGAGGAATTAGACGCACTAGGTCAAATGAAAGTAAAACAATTAAAGAATAGATACAATGACCCTGGTACAAACAGAGCCTTTATAATAGGTGTTGATAAATCAAAAATGAGATTATATGATGTTGAGAACTCAGCACAGAATATAGTAGATAGCAACCAAACAAAGGAAAAAGAAAATTATCCATCACC